AATTTGTTAGATCAAAGTATACTAGGTTACATTGATATCTCTGTGCATATGATGCGATAAGATCATATACTTGTAGTTCATTACCTTGAATAATCATGATTCTTGATCCTTATCTAGTTCATCCTGAGCTTTCTTAATTAGTTCTTCTAAGAATAGTTTTTGATCAGCAATTTGCTCTGCTGTAAAATTATCTTCCATATGGTTAGAATTTCTTGCATTCCTAACTATCTCATACTCAGTGAGTAGAGCATTGAAGTAATTACTTTCAGTAATTGACTTAATTACAAGATAGTTTGCAATTTTTTCTCTGAATAATTTAAGTTGATGCCTTGCAAGTGGCAACATTTGATCATCTGTTGCAAGATATTCTACACCAGGGTAGTCCTGCAAGTAGATTTTAGTATAAAACTCAGGTGAAATAGGAAATTTAACACTCTCAGGATCAGTAGAAAATTCTACTTGTTCTGTTATATCTCTCAGTTTCTGACGATATGCAGTATATCTTGCTTTCTCTTCATCAGTTAGAGGAGCATCAGTTGTCATTGCCCAATCTGTCTCATCTAACAAGAAGTTGCGCGATAGTCTGATAGTAAGAGGCGATACCGATGCAGTTTTAGCATACATTCTAGCAAGTTCTTGGTTAAACTCTTGCTCTTCTAAAGAATCAATAAGATAAAATGCTTCAACTAGTTTATCTTTTACTGCCTTGCCTTCATCACCAGAGAGTTGCTCCATCTCATAATCAACCCACTCATATTCACCCGTAGAGAAATTCTTTTTATGTCTTCTACGTTTAGCATAGTATGTGTCATTGGTAAACCAATTGAACATGATTAACTTATCCTTATCACTATCCCATAGAGGATAAAGAAAAGGAAGTAGGGTATCTTTCCAATAAGACTCAGGAATTACCTTTGACGTACCATTATATGTAATTTCCTGATTTACCGTGTCAAGTTGCACCTGTAACACTGGTATGTCAGCTGTATTTTGCGTTGACATGTTATTTCAATATGGTCTCCGATATATTTAGAAAGCTTTGATAAGATACTTACAAACTCTATATGGTACAAGTAAGGGAATATCAAAGTCTGGGTCTAGAGAGGCAATTGGTTCTACTTTTGTAGTTGACTTCATGGTCAGTCTAGCATCACTAGCATTTAAACCAGAGCTATATGTAATTCCTGGTCCTGTTTCACCTTGAACAGTATATGTAAGAGAATCAACTGCTGGTTTAGAAACCGCACCTGCTGTTGGAGTGAATACTAACTCAGTTACTTTCTCTCTCCAGTATATCACTTCAGCAATACCATAATGATCTGTGTTGTTATCATTATCATTGGCACTATTTGCATTTGCTCGTGGTTGTTCAAATTTAATTTTCACATTATTTTCTTTTGCTGCTTGTGGTAGTGCCACATTATATGTGTACCACTTCGTGTTACCAGACGTTCCATCCCATGATTCACTAATTGGAGGAACAGTTCCAATAATAGGATCATTTCTACTAGAATTAGGATTAATAATAGTATCAATCAATACCCAAGTGGTTGAAGATGATAATTGATAATATACTTTTAATGTCTCTTCTGGTTTGTCACCACCGTTTACACCATTACCTCTAGCCGCTTTAATACCAACGTAATTGACTTTACTGCAATCAGTTGGTTTAACAACAACGTATCTTGTCTTACTAGTCTTTCCATTGGTTCCACCAAATAGAAGCATATTCTCATATGCTTGAGAAGAGTTAGGAATCAATACAAGATCAGTTACAACTCCTGCATTTGGATCTACTTGAGCATTTATAATAGTTCCTCCAGCAGATCCATTTACAACATATGCGTATGGTTGCTCAGTGTAGTTACTACCTCCATCTCCAAGTGTAATATTATTTACAGTACCAGATCCAGATGTACTAACTGTTGCAGTAGCACCAGATCCACCACCACCTTGGATAACAACATCAGGTGTTCCTGATGGTTTTTTAAAGTTACCTTCATTACCAGTTCCATCACCAAAAGATACGATATCAACGTCCCAGTCAATGTTATCAGCAGTTCCAGATTCATATATGTCACCAACACTGGTAGTAGTTGTTCCTCCAACGTATCCAGTGATGACACCTAATCCAATTTTAGCATAACCTGTACCACCAGCTGCTACTTGACCACCTGGGGAAGATCCTCCAGCACCGACAGTAATTTGAGCTGTAGTAGGATTGCCTAATGAACTCCATGATGTTGTACCATTCCAAGAACCTCCACCGCCGCCGCCACCGCCGCCAGAGGTCCAATAATCATTATTATACTCAACTCTCATTCTAACTTTACCGTCAGTTCTTCCAGAATTACTCTGACCAGTATTTGTAAAGTAATCAGTTCTAATAGAACTAGTTCCAGTCATTCCGCCACCACCACCTTGGTGACCGCCACCTCCTCCAGGAGCACCACCAGGACCACCAGGAGCGCCACCACCTGTACCACCAGGAGTTGTGAAACCATTGACAGCGGCACCACCGCCGCCGCCTCCGCCGCCACCACCGATACATCCATAATTACCACCAACACCACCAGAACCAGTTCCAATACCTGCCGTCACTGTCTGTAGTCCAACAGGTCCAATACCATCTTGTCCAGGACCACCATCATATCCAGATGCACCAGCACCGCCGCCGCCACCTGCACCAATAACAATCTGAGATCCTCTTTTTAGGATGGTGACACCGCCACCGCCACCACCTGATGCATTGGAGTATCCTTGTCCTCCTCTTTTACCATCTCCACCACCAGCACCATCACCGCCATTACCAGGACTATTGCCGCCCGTCTTGCCTGCTTTTCCTATTTCTACAGACCAGGAATTTGAAGTAAAAGTAGAAAGTGCGGTGGAGTTTAATTCTCCATATACTCTTGATCCAGGATGTCCATTATAATTACCATAGGATACACCACCACCCTTTCCTCCATGAACCCAAAATGCGACATATTGAGGATTGTTAACACCCGATAAATTAAATGTTCCATCACTAGTTAATTCAGTGTCAAGTACACCACTTTGTCCTGTAACTTCTCTATTGACTCCAGCTGATCCTGAACCATAAATTGGTCCTTGATCTACGGCAACACGCCCAAGTACACCTCCGATTCCTCCAGTACCAGGATTATTTGGATAGTCTACTTTATAATAACCAACACTATCTGGTCCATTTTGTCCATCAAAACCGTCTAATCCATTTTGCTTTCCTCCACCTTTTGTACCCAATTTTTGAGTACCTCCTCCATTACCACCATCACCACCAGATTGACCACTAGCTGCTCCACCACCTTTACCACCCTGACCAACTACATGAAGAATTGATCCATCACCGACTTTGATGCTGGAATCACCTCCATCACTTCCACCCTGATCACCATTAGCACCTGATCCACCACCACCGATAGCGATAAATTGAAACTCTTTAGGATTACCAGTGACGCTACTAAAATCTACCGTATAATTACCAGGATTAGGGAATTCCCATTCATTCGTATAGTCAATGATAGGTGTTCCACCCGTAGTAATATCTCTACCGCCAATTACAGAATTACCTTGAGTTCTATAAAAAGTTGGATCTGGGATGAATGTTTGGAAGTCCCAACTACCTGCTCCTTGAGCACCAGATGCCATATATTTTTGATCTGCTGGTGCAGCTGTGTCATCTTTTATGGTTCCAACTCCAGCAGCACCGCCATATGCATCCCATACATCATATGTTGCGACGGTATTATCATCATTAGGTCTTCTCAGTAACGCATGTTTATGTGTTAATACTGTTCCTGTAGTTGGATACCATCTTTGAACTTTTCCTGTACCTTCTTTGTAATTAGCTAGATATCTGTCTCCACTTCCTTCTGAAATCCACTGACTATCTCCAGGAATACTATGATACACCTGATGACTATGTTGAAAGACACCAGTGAGTTTTGTCTCTCTCATTGTGACAGTTACATCCTGACTACCAATGATAGTACAACCAGTAGTCTCAACTACTTGATCATATCCAGCAGTAGTAATTCTGCCAAGTGAAAAATACTCATCCTGCGATTCTTTAGCAAAATACCACTGACCACCTGTAATACCAACACCAAGAGAGGAATTTCCTATATTAGGAGAATTATTACCAAATACTGGACTATTTCCTACAATTTTTCTAGCTTTAGTATCGGGTACTCCAAATGTTCCGAGGTTAGTAATACCCCACCAATCAAGAACATTCGCTGTAGTTATTCCAGAGAGACCACCAGTAGCAGGATCAATTCTAACTACCGCTGTAGCACCAGATCCACCACCACCTGTAATAGTGACTGAGGGAGGATTATTAGGATCATATCCGCTACCAGCTATGATAGTATCAATCTTAGTTAACTTACCAGTGTTATCAATTTCTGCATATGCCGTTGCTTGAGTAGAATCTGCGCCACTGGGAGCATCAACTGTAACTACAGGAATAGATGTATATCCACTTCCAGGATTTGTGATATCAATGCCTTGACTTGCCCTACCACCATACTTATTTCCAATAACCGAAAATAGCATTGGATAATCAGAAATCTCGTATATAGATCCATCACAATACAAATATCCTTCATGAGTATATGCTGGATCATCACCATTAACATATGCGCTACCAGGCTTCTCACTCAAATTGCCATAGTTTATATCACCAGATTTAACATAACTGTGATCAAAACTATTGTCAGTGCTCTTTAAATTAGGTACAATAGATCCGATTGGTGTAGTATCCACCAACATATCGGTCAGGAAT